TACATTTTTAATAAAAACAGTTGAGCCTGATAATACAGGTTTAGTTTCATTAGTATTAGAGGAGCAATAATGTCTCAATACAGAATGGAAACAGAAGAAGATATGTCAGCATACTTTGATATTAGCTTTGGTCATGGAGTTAGTGCTGTATTCACACATAGCGGAACTGCAACAACTATAAATATTATTTTAAATAATGAATATGTTGAGCAAGATGAAGGTGTTGGAGTAGAAGCAACAAAACCAATGGCATATTGTAGAACAATAGATATTCCAAATATTACATTTGGCGATACTTTAAATGTATCTGCTATAAAAGATGTTGATGGCAATACATTAAAAGCAGCTCAAAACTATACAGTTGTTAATATACAAAAAGATAGAACAGGATTTTCTGCTCTTATGTTAGAGGAGATATAGTAATGGCTAATCATATAAGACAACAAATAAGAGAAAAATTTGGTACAACACTAAATAATTTAACAACTACAGGAACTAGAGTACATGAGTCAAGAGTGTATCCGCTTGAAACATTACCAGCTTTAGTTATTTACACTAAATCAGAAACTTCTGAGCCTATTGTTATAGGAACTGATAGACTTATGAGTAGAGAATTATCAGTAGTTGTAGAAGGATATGCAAAAGCTACTAGTAACTTTGATGATACTATTGATACAATAAGCAAAGAGGTTGAAGAAGCTATTGCTGCTGATACAACTCTAGGTGGATTAGCTAAAGACTGCTACCTAGAAAGTACAGAAATAGAATTTAACGCGGAAGGAGAAAAGCCTTTAGGGTATGTTTCCCTTACATTTTTAACCAACTACTATGTCAAGGAAAATAATCCTGATATAGCAGTTTAACAGGAGAATAATTATGAAAATGATTAGTCCAAATGGTAAAAGTTCTATAGATGCTCACCCAACAAGCGTTGAGTACCTAAAAGAAAAGGGTTGGAAAGAAGAAGCAGCCCAAACAATAAAATCTTCTTCAAAAAAAATAACTAAAAACGAGGAATAAAAAATGGCAACACATTTAGGAAAAGAGGGAACTGTACAAGTTGGCTCAAACTCCATAGCTGAAATTAGAAGTTTTAGTATAGATGAAACAGTTGATACTGTTGAAGATACTTCAATGGGAGATGCTTCAAAAACATACTTAGCTTCTATTAAAGACTTTAGTGGTTCAGTTGATGTAATTTATGATGAATCTGATACAAATGGACAAACAGCTTTAGCTGTAGGTGCAACAGTAACATTAAATTTTGCGCCTGAAGGAGCTTCTACTGGAGATGTTAAACTTACTGGAAACGCTATTGTTACTAGTAAATCAATATCATCATCATTTGATGGATTGGTTGAAGCATCAATTTCAGTACAGGGTACTGGTGTCTTAACTACAACTACATATTAACCATGAAAGCTATAGAGAGAGCTAAAGCGCATTTTGCAGAGCAAGATGTAAAGGTAATCGAAGTTGCTGAGTGGGGTGAAGATGATAAACCCTTAAAAATATACTCTAAGCCATTAACGCTAGCTGAGACTTCTAAACTTTATAAAATGAGTAAAGAAGATGATCTTACGATGATGGCTTATGTATTAATTTATAAAGCACTTGATGAAAATGGAGATAAATTATTTGATTTAAGCGATAAAAACGCTTTTTTAAATAATGTAGATCGTGAAATATTAGTAGATGTCGCAACACAAATAATGGGACAAGAATCTATTGAGAACACGAAAAAAAACTAACAGAGGATACTAATTTATATGTGCAATATGCACTAGCTGAAAAACTTGGAAAAACCTTAGAGGAACTTCAAGAAATTAGTGTCCAAGAATATCAAGGATGGATAGCTTACTTAGAGTTAGCTGAAGAAAAAAGGAACAATGGCAAATAAAAAAGTAAAGTTTGAATTAACAGCAGTAGATAAAACTAAAGCAGCTTTTGATAAAGTTACTAAAGGTCTTAAAAGTGTTGGTGGTGCAGCAGCAGGCGTTAGCAAAGGTGTTGCTGGCGTTGGTTTGGCTGCTGTTGCTGCTGCTGGAGCTTTAGGCATACTTGTAAACAAATCTTTTCAATTTATAGATGCTATTGGTAAAACTTCCACAATGACTGGAATTGCTACTGATACTATTCAGGCTTTTCATTTGGCTGCTAGAGAATCAGGAACAGATATTGATGGTGCTAATAAAGCTCTTGTAAAATTTGCAAGAAGTGTTGGAGATGCACAAAGAGGTCTAAAGACCATGAAAGATATTTTTGCAGCTCTAGGTGTTGAGCTTGAAACTTCAGATGGACACTTTAAATCAACAGATCAGTTATTAGCGGAAGTAGCAAGTGGTATTGGTGGTCTTGGAAGTCAAACGCAAAAAGCAACAGTTTTAGCTAATCTATTTGGAAGGCAGGGTATTTTACTTACTGGTGCGCTTGAAGATTTATCTGAAAAAGGTTTAGATAAATTTATTGATAGGGCAGAGAGATTGGGTTTAATTCTTTCTAACAAAACAATAAGGCGTGTTGAGCAGTTTAATGATGCTGTTGGTGTTATAAAAATGCAAATTGGCTCTTTTGTTAATAATGTTTCTGCTAGTTTTCTACCAATTTTTACAAAAATGCAGGAAATAATAGCCGATAAGATTGAAGCAATAATTAAAAAATTTGATGGCTTGGATGGCGTAGCTGTTTTTTTGCAAAATACTATAATTAAGTTTGCTGCAAAATCTATAGTAGCTATTGGTATGTTTGCTGATCAGACAGCAAAATTTATAACAAATGCGAAAATCAGTTTTATAGAATTCGAAAATCAAATTTTGCAAACTCTTAGAAATGTAATAAGACAGCTACCTGCAAGGTTTGGTGATTTTACACAAACAATGACTTCATTAGCAGTATCTATAGCTATGAATAATAGAGCAATGAATATTTTAGGAGATGAAACTACAGATTATGGAAATAAAGCTACTAAAGTTGCTAATTTCTTAAAAGATAATTATATGATTACTCTTGAAGATTTAAGAGATGGGCAAAATGCATTTACAAAAGCTCTAGTAGAATCAAATAATGAACTAGATAGAACAAACCCAATTATTGCTTTTAAAGATCAGTTAAAAGATGTTAGCAAAACTTTAGATACTCTTGCAGTAAATTCCATGAAGAAGTTTGAAGATTCTATAGTTGAAGGATTAAAGACAGGAAAATTATCATTTAAAGATTTTGCAGATTATGTAATTGAACAATTAATAAGAATTGCAATACAGCAATTTATTACAGCACAGCTACTTGATCCATTTAGGAAATTTTTAGGCGGTTTTGATTTATTCTCAACATCTCCCATTCCTTCAGGAGTAAATGATTTTATGGATACCCTGCCAACAGGGGATACTTTTTTTAAATCTAATAATGAGGGTGGTGGATTTACAGGTCTTGGCAATAGAACAGGTGGTGTTGATGGTAAAGGTGGTTTCCCAGCAATACTACATCCAAATGAAACTGTTATAGATCATACAAAAGGACAAAGTATGCAATCAGCACCAACAGTTAATTTCAACATATCAACAGTAGATGCAGCAGGCTTCGATGAATTGCTTGCATCAAGAAAAGGTTTAATAACTTCTATTATCAATAATGCAATGAATAATAGAGGAAGAATGGGAGTTACATAATGAGTGGTACATTTCCAACAAGTCCAAACTTTCAAGCATTAGCTTTTCAAGACAATAGACCTACTTTAATTAATCAGACCTTATCAGGCAAAAGACAAGTAAGGCAAATAGGTGGTCAATACTTTACCTTTACAGTTTCAATGCCACCAATGGAACAATTAGAAGCTCAAGCTATATTTGCATTTTTACAAAAACAAAAAGGTATGTTTGAGACATTTTTAATTGGTTATCCATTAAACAATAAAGGAACAAGTCATCTTGAGTCTGATATTTTAGTGAATGGCGCACAATCAGTAGCAGATGCAGATATACCAGCAGATGGATTTTCTCACACTAATAATGCATTAAGAGCAGGTGATTTAATTAAATTTGCTAATCATTCTAAAGTTTATATGGTTACAGACGATATTACAGCTAGTGGTGGAGCTGCTTCTATAACTATATCACCACCATTAGTAGCTGCTGTTGCTGATAATGAAGCAATAACAGTAAACAAGCCACAATTTACAGTTTATTTAACAGGAGATACATCGCATACAGCAAATGAAACAGGGTTTCAGAACATATCATTTGAAGTGCGAGAGGTTGTAGTCTAATGGGTAGGAGCTTATCTACAGCTCTGCAAGCTCAAGTATCAGCAGAAGCTAACAAAATTGCTTTTCTTGTTGAACTAAATTTATCAACAGTTATCAGAGCTACAGATTTTTATACAGACATAACTTACAACTCAGAAACATATCAAGCTGGCGGTTCTTATCTAACAGTAGATACTACGCAAGAAACAGGTGAATTAAAGGTTGATGAAATGAATATTACATTTTCAAATGTAACAGACGAAGTAAGAGTATTAATTAATACTGGTGCTTATGTAGATAAAGTTGTAAATGTTTATATAGCCTTTATGGATTCTAGCGATGCTTTGGTTGGTGCTATCAATTATTTTACAGGCAAAATAAGATCAGTTTCTATAGCTGAAAGCACTTCAGATTCAGTAGTTAGTATTGTAGTTGCTAATCATTGGAGTAATTGGAACTTAACAAAAGGCAGGCATTATTCAGACGAATCTCAACAAAACTTTTCTTCAGGTGATAAAGGTCTTGAGTATGCAACACAAACAAAATCAGATGTAAGGTGGGGTAGCTAATATGTCTCCAATGCAAGTTTTCTCAGCAATAGGTTCTTTTGTAGCTAGAGCTAAAGCTGTTGCTTCATTTGTATCAACAGTATTTAGAGTAGCTACTGTATTAATAGGTATTAAAAACTTTTCTCAAGCAAAAGATATGCTTGCTAAAGGTCAAGACATACTTGCTAACAAAACAGCAGCAGGCGGAAAGATACCTGTTATCTATGGCAGGCGTAGAGTTGGCGCGCAAATTGTATATATGGACACCGCCTCTAATAGAAGTAGAGATTTATTTATTGTTTATGCTTTATCAGTTGGTGAGTGTGAACAAATAGAAGGAAGAACTATTGAGCTTGATGGTAACCCTATTACTGATCCAAATAGATTTAGAGATGGTTCTTATATAGGTTCAGATAAGATTAATTCAGGTGCAGGAAGTCTTAATACAGCAGATCAAGTTGGAACTAATAATGGCTCTGCTCCTGCTGGTGGTTTTGGAACTAACCCTGCTCATAGATACAGAGCTGTATTCAATCTACATCATGGAGCAGCCACACAAACTGCTGATCCAATGCTTAGAGCTTCAGTAGCTAGTCAATGGACTACAGCACATAAATTAAATGGCATAACTTATATCGCGGCATCGTATGAATATGATACTAAAGCTATGTTTAAATCAGTTCCGCAACTTACTGTGGTTGTAAAAGGGCAAAAGGTTTACGATCCTAGATTAGATTCAACAGTTACAGGCGGTAGTGGTTCACAAAGATTAGCAACGCCATCTACTTATGCTTGGAATGATAATGCTGCTTGCTGTTTCTTAAATTACATTACTAATGATGAGTATGGTAAAGGTTTAACAGCTGGTGATTTAGATTTAGAATCTTTTAGAGTAGCTGCTGTATTGACTGATACACTAGTAGATACGCCTGATTTTAATGGTTCTTATGCTTCTACTACATGGAGTGCTAGTGGTGGCACAACTGCTACTAATGAAATTAGTTTTTCTAATGAAGCTCAATGGTCTAAATATAAACTAGGCGATACTTTATATCTTAAAAATAGTGGTGGCACTTTAATTGTAGATGGTAAAACAATTACTGATATTCAAAGAAATGCTTTTTATGGTCAAACCCAGCAAAACATAATAATTATAGATGATGAAATTGATGATGATTATGATGATGAGGGCGGTACTTCAGTAGCAAAATCAAAACGCTTTCATTGTAATGGTGTAATAGATACTAATAAGAATGTAATGGAAAATGCTAAAGAGCTTCTTGGCAATATGCGTGGTATTTTCAATTATGTTGATGGCAAATACGAATTATTAATTGAAGATACTGGTTCTTCAGAATTTACAGTTACAGACGATCATATTATAGATGGCATATCTATTGATTATGGTAATAAAGACAACAGGGCAAATAAGGTGGTAGTTGAGTTCTTTAATGGCGCACAAGGTTATGAACAAGACACCGCTACTATTTATCACAACAACCCTTCTACTTATAAAGACGATGATGGTGGTGAAGAATTAGAAGTTAAAGTATCAGCACCATTAGCAGTATCACCTTATACAGCTTGGAATATGGGTAAGGCTGTATTAGCTAGATCAAGATATCAAACCTCTATTAACTTTATGGCAACACCTGAATTATATAAAGTTAATGTAGGCTCAATTATTACAGTTACTTATGCTGGTCTTGGTTTATCAGGCAAATTATTTAGAATTGAAACTATGGACTTACAGGCAAATGGTTTAATAGCTGTTGGTGCAATAGAGTATATTGATATTTATACTTGGGAAATACCACCAGTTGAAAGCGTACCACCTAAATCTGATCCACCTACAGGCTTTGAATTAGTAGTACCAACAGGATTATCTTTTAGTGATACAAGTAATATAAACCCTAGAGCTTTTTTAACTTGGACTAATAATACAGATTATCCAGTTGATTTATATAGAGCTACAGTTTTAGATAGTGGCTCTAAACCAGTTGTTAATAAGACAGTAAATTCTAACTATGTTTATTTAGATTTATTAGCTGTAGGAAGTTATACAGCAACAGTTACAGCAATTAATAGTGTTGGCGCTGAAAGTAATCCTTCTGCTACTTATTCTTTTTCTGTAGCAGAAGAACCTATCTCAACTGGTGATTTACAAGATGGTGCTGTTACAGATGCAAAAGTTAATAATTTAAGCGCAAATAAGATTACAACTGGTGAGCTTAATCTTGGCAACGCTTCAGGTATGGCTGTTAAACAAGCCAAGTCAGGATATACAGATAATACTACTGGATTTTGGTTAGGTAATGATGGTGGTACGCCTAAATTTAACATTGGAACTAGCACTAATTATTTAAAGTTTGATGGCTCTGATTTAGATATAGCAGGAGAAATATCTGCTGATACAGGAAGCATTGGTGGTTTTACTGTTGGCTCTACTTCTTTAATAGCAGGAGCTAACGCTACTAGAATATCTTTATCTACAGCAGATGGAATACATCTTGGAAATAATACTTTTGCTAGTGCGCCTTTTAGGGTAGCTTTAGATGGCTCTGTAACCGCAACTAATGCAACAGTAACAGGAACGCTTACATTAACTAATGTAGATGGAACTACAGTTGTTTATAGCGGTGGCAATTTAGGGGTAGGAACTATTGGTGGTAGTAATCTTGGATCAAGCGCTATATTTCCTACAACTTTAAGGCTTGAAAGAAGTAATGCTACTACAGCTCCTTCTGATTCTGAATTTAATACTGCATTTGGTAGAAACCCAAAAGCTAATGATATTGTTGTTGTAAGTAGAACAGATACAAATGCTCAAGTTGCTTACAAACATGATGGTAGTTCTTTTTCAGCTATAAGTAATTATATTGATGGAGACTTAATTGTTGATGGAAGCATAACAACAGATCAGATAGCAGCTAATACAATCGTATCTAATAACATAGCTTCAGGAACAATTACTGGTGATAGAATTAATGTTGATACTCTTAATGTTAAGAGCTTTGATAATGTTAGTTCTACTATTGTTAGCCATGTAACAGCAGGTACAAAATTTCCTTTAGCTAGAGATGGTCAGGCTTATGTGCAAAGAACCTCAGAATATACAGGAAGCAATGCTTCTTTCATTCCTGTAACAATTACTGAAGTTAGAGATAAT